CTGGCGCTGCAGGATACCTGCCCAGTCAGCGGCCACCTCAGTACGGGCCATAAGGATGATTTCGTCATGCACAACGCCAGATAATTTCACCTGATCTTCACCAGCTTCGTACAGCAGTGGCCAGAGTTTGCCCAAGGTCCGCTTGAGAACCGCTGCGCCAGCAGCCTGGATCGGCGTATTGCAACGTGTCGTGAGTTTGTTGTGCTCGCCCGGAAGAAACCGCCTGAGGTTCGAAACACGCACCCGGACCTCAGGAGCATCCGAAGCCTTATCAGCCTCTGCAGCAGCTCGACGCTGCCAGTTGCTGATGCCCTTGTAAGCAGCGTGGAATTTTTGCCTGACTTCCGATGCTTCATCCAAATCCATTTCGATACCCGTACCAGCGGCGTACTGGCGCAAGCCCTTAGCTCCCGATCCATACAAAAGTCCAAAATTGGCCGACTTGGCGATCTGACGCTGCTCCTTGGTAACGGCCTCCTCGGGCACGTCGTAGATCTCCATCGCAGTCAGCGTATGCAGGTCCAGCCCCTCCTGGAACGCTCGAATCATTAGTTCATCCTGTGCTTCTGCCGCCGCCAACCGCAGCTCCATCTGCGCAAAATCCGCCACAACTATCTTCCAGCCAGCAGGAGCTTGCACACAAATTCGAAAACGCGGATCCCTAGGAACCTGTTGCAAATTCGGATTCCTACAACTCATCCGAAAAGTATCCGCCCCCGCCTGCATATAGCTGGCACGAATAAAACCATCCGGCTCCAAGTGATCCAACAGCGTCTGCACCATCTGCCGTCGTTTTTCAACCTTTTTCCACTTTAGATACGTACGAATAACCTCATGATCTGGAGCATATTGCTGCATAGTTACACGATCAACACTGGCCTTTCCAGTCTTTTCACTCACAGGCTCTTTACCCAATATCACCGTAAACTTCTGCCGCAGTTGCATTGGAGCATTGATATTAAAGCCTGCCTGCTTTTTAGTACCGAGTCGTATATGCCCCTCGGCCTTTGCTCTCAGATTGAAGCTGCCATCAGGATCCCGAGGCAGTTTGTGTTGCTCAGGCAACGCATTATCCAACTCCGTAATAAACCGATCCCCTAACTCCGTCTGCTCATCCGCTAAATCCTGCTGGAGCTGGAGCAACAAGTCTTTATCAAAAGGCAAGCCATTCCTCCACAAAGAGGCCATTGCCGGAAGAGCATCACACTCAATAAACCACGCAAGCGAAAGCATCCCCTTCGACATACGCTGCCGAATTGGGTTATACAGCTCCAATAACACCAGTACATCCTTTGCCCCGTACACAAGTTGCTCTTGACTCAGCTCCCCGGACCAATCACTCCTCTGCTGTTCTTTGCTCAGTTCTTTACCCAAATACCGCTTGACAAGCGCCTGGAGCGTATGGGGATGTTTAGGCAAGATTTTGCCATTAGTAAGTACCCGACTAGCCAACAACGTGCACAACGTTTTGCCCACGGGATAAATATTGTGAGCCTGAAGCCAGCCAAGATCGAAGACAGCGTTGTGCGCCATCCACTGCCTTGACTGGCCGAAAAACTCCTGCAACTGAGTCCAGCCAATCTCATCTAGGTCCCAGCAGTCAATGACCACAGGAGGCCGCTCAAAGGTAGCGAGCTGCAGGAGCCGCATCTTGCCTTCTTCTGGCTGGAGCTGGGTCGTCTCGCAGTCAAACGCGATGAGCTTTGCATCGCGCAGAGTGACAAGATGCTCGATGCCAAAAAGGAAATCCATGCCAAGTTAGGCGTGTGCTGTACTACTCTAACACGCCATCAAGCTCTTTGGCCGCACACAGCTCAGCCAGTTCGGTCCCAGCCTCAGGAATCCCCAGCGTGCAACGACGATACCAATGCACACAGGTCCGACACTCTCCGCCATCCGGCAAGGGCTGGTACTTTTTCAGCAAATGCTGCAGCCGCAACTCCTGCTTCCCAGCATCGCTGGAGCGATAACACTTGAAGCAGTAAACGGCGTTAGTGGTGATGCTGCCGCACTGGATGCAGCGGCGACTGTTGATTGGAACTTGCATTAGAAAAAACGAACACGTAAAAATCCTGGAAGGCGCTTCAACACGCCAGTTCTTGTGTGTTGAGCCGCCCCATCGGGCAACTCAACCTCGACCGTAAAAACCTTGTGCCCACATTCCGGGCATTTCCGCTGGCGCAGAATCGACTCCGCCGTATCCCGGCAAGTGCGATCCACATCCATCCGTTTGAAATCACACTTGGCGCACCGCATTACGCCACTTCCTGTTTTTCACAATGGCCCAAGCGTGCTGGTACGAAATCCCGTACACCTTGGCCAACTCCGAAATCGGCGTGCCAGAGGCATAACGATCACGCAAATCCAGCGCATTTTGCGGCGTCAACACCGCCGAACCCGGAATCGAACCTTCCTGGAACGAGGTCTTTGTCGGCGGTCTCTTTCTCACAGATTGATGTTCGCCCACGTGATCAGCTCTTTTCGGTTGAATGGTCCTACGGGCTCATCGTCCGGCAACTGTATGGTGTAAGTCGGCATCGCGTGGGGCTGCTTATCAACCCAACCACCTTTGCGCCTAACGGCGTAAGTTACCAATTTGATGGTGCGGAATCGAGTCGGCATCACTGCCTATAAGCCTCCGTTGCAAGAGTGTTAATCAACCGGTTCAAATACCACCGGCACTTTTCGGCATCTTCCAGCGGGTCCTTTTTCAGCCACATCCGGCTGAGATACTTCAAGCACTGCCACTGGAGCGAGCCAACCACAGCATCAGGCGCATGTTGCACCCAATCCTCCAGCACATCAATAACCTCAATTTTTCCGGCGGTGTAATGCCGTGGGTGATTTACAGATTCGGTCATCCTTTGGATTGCTGAACAGCGGTGTCGCCGTAATAACGGCCTGTTTTTGAATAGTCTTTGCTCGGAAGCATGGTCAGTGTGTGGAACACGATCTGCCCAATTCGCATCCCAGGCCACAGAGGAACTGCGTGCATGGAACGTGCATTTTGCAGTTCCAATGTGAGGCGGCCTGCGTAACCGGGATCGACATAACCCGCAAGCAGGTGCTCGATCCCTTCACGCGCACGGCTGGATTTGAGAGCCAGCTGCCCGGCAATAGAGTCAGGCAGCCGGAACTCCTCCAACGTCTCCGCCAGCACGAACTCATGCGGCTGGAGCAAGAACGGTTCTTCCTGCGTATGCCCAGCAATAGAGCGATGGACTAAGTGGTAGGTCAACGGCGACTCCACCAACAGGTTCTCGCCCAGTCTCACATCGAGACTCGCTGGATTCACCAGCTCCGCCTCAAACGGCGTCACCAGTCCTTGGCGCACCAAGGCATGAATGTCTACGTCAGAAAGAACCGCCACAATCAGCCAGCCACCTGTTGGAGCGACACGTGCTTCCACGTCTTGCCGGTCTTGATGCAGTTGATGGTTGTCACATGAACCCCGTACTGCCGGGCAATCGCAGTCGCACTAGTACCAGCAGCCAACTGGCGCTTGATGTCCAACGCTTTTTTGGCGTCCAACACCTGCACCCCACGCCGCCCTTTGGGCTTGGACCCGCGAGTCTTAACTTGAGACTTCGACTCGTGAATAGCCACTGTCCGGACAGCCTTGTCGGCAACGGACGCCACAGCCGGCTTGGTCAGATCCAGCTCAATGTGCTGGCACGCATTGATAGCCACGAAGGCTTGCTCCAGTGCAGTGGTGATCTGCTGGAACTGGTGGTCAGAAAGGATGTGCATGTTCATTGGGAAGAACGGGTTGAAGTGTAGTACAGAAAAGCCCTAATGGAGGGCTGTACCGATGTAGAGGATGCCAATGGCCACAGCAGTAAAAACGCATACGGCCAGCGTGAAGACGGTCATCGGTTCTTGAGTGCGATTTCGATGGCGGCCTGAAAGTAGCTGGCAGTCTTCATGCGGCGATACCAAGTGCTGGCATCCTCACACTGCGGGTCCTCAAACGACCTGTGGTAGTTCTGTGCCTCCTTAAACGCTGCCAGAGTCTCGATGTTGAGAATCTCCAGGTCACGCATCGGCATGTCCTTGACCGCATCGAGGTAGACGGTCTTGCACAGCATGAACGAGCGATAGAAAGGCTGGTACTGGGTGTCAGTCATGCGAAAAAACGGGGATCTTGATGCCTAACCGAAACAAGACACGAGAGACGCAGTTTGAGAATCTCGTAGATGGCCAGTTCGGCAAGGCGGGTGGAGCAGATCGTGTCGCTGGTGGCGAACACGTAGATAAGGTGGCGATAGAGCTGAGTCAAGGTTTGAATCTTGACCCAGTGGGTATCGCCGGGTATGGGTTCTAGCCCAAATTCCCAGTCGTCGTAGTCGTCCTGGTTGCGAAGCTCGCGGGCTTCACTCGTCCCAATCAGACGTGTCGAGTGGGGCCCAGTCGTCGATTCGCTCGGAGAGGAGTTTGCGGAGTCCTTCATCGCTGGCAGGAATCAGATCCTCTTCGTGAAGGTCGAAGGAGCCTCGGCACAAGGCAGGCCCCCACTCTGGTGGATCAAGGTGCGTCTGCGAGTGGACCACAACCATGCCGTCAACAAGGGCATCGACCCAAAGACGAGTACCGCCATCTTCAAACCACAGATCCTCAATTTCCAGCACCTGGCTCATTTGGCCTCCTGTGCAGTTTGGCGGGCCTCGATCCCATCCATCCACAGGTCCCAGCTCATCTTCAAAAACTGTTCGAGGTCTTGAAGCTGCTGGAGCTGGCGGATGTCGTAGGTCGGGTCAACACCGAGCTTTTCCATCTCGGTGATTTTTTCCTGGAGGTGAATCGCGGACCAATGGACGGCAAAGTACCACGGGCTGAGTTTGGTGTTCTCGATCTTGGTGTGCAAAAGGTCTTCCATGTTAATCAGTAATAAAAAGCACGCCGTTGCGGGCGTGCCCTTAATGTTGCACAGAGCCAGCTGAGCGTCCAGCCGGCCTGTTGCAATTTGTAATGTGGCCACCTAGCTAAGTCGGCACCCCAAGCTCCTCCGGCTGGTACTGGGTCAGCACACAGACGTCAGCGCCTTGCTTGAGGGCCGTTCCAACGATGTAGTGGAACTGCGCGTTGGCATCGGGGCATTCCTCGATCTGGTACTCCTCGACCTCGTACGCCCGGCCCCTTCGATACCACTGCACGCGCACCACGGCCAGCAGATCGAAGGGGATGTCACCAACGGTGTATCCCAAGGTGGGCTTCCTGGGGCGCTTCGGCTGGGGCGGTTCAGGTTTAGCCACGGGTTCTCTCCAGATCAGCCAGGCGGCAACCCGCACAAGCCCTAGGAAAAAGTTAGGTGGACGTTGCATGGGCTGCTCTCCTGTAACTACAAGGCCTGGTACACGCCTCAACAAGTTCAGCTTCTGTTGGCTCGGCAATACCTGTACCGACACTTTTCTGAACTTTTTTAGGTCTACCACCGAAATACTGCGTGGTAGTTACCAGCCTCCAGTCACTGACTTTTTCCACCCAAGTCATAAACCGATCTTCCTCGGTTTGAGGGTAAAAAGACCGGAGACCTTCCTTAGTGTAGTAGATCACGCCAAACGTTCCCAGGCGGCCTTCTCAAGCGCGTCCAACTCATCGCTGGTGCGTTCGTCCCCTTGGGGGGTTACAGAAAATGTGTCCCCCCTGGCAGAACCCGCATCAGAACAGGTGGTCTCAGGGGGACACGTGTTTTGGTGTCCCCCTAAATCCACGCCGGTCTCACTGGACTCGTCCACGGCCTCCTCCAGTCCCGCTCCAGCTTCCGAAATTAGGGGGGACACGTGTTTGGGGTGTCCCCCTAATTTTTCCAGTCCAGCACTGGATTCTTCTATGGGGGGACACACATTCCCACACATATCACGCGAGAGCAAAGCGAAGTACCTCTTGACGCTGGAGCCGGATCTTTTACCGCTCGGCTCCTCTGTACTACAAATCAGTCCACGAGCCTCCAGACGCTGGAGCGCCTTCTTAATCCCGTTGACGCTCCCGCCACAGATCGGATCCGCATTCAGCTCCGTCCGGGTACGTCCCTCACCGTTCTTGGCCGCCGACCTCAGACGCTGGAGCACCCGGTCCACGATCGACGCTGGCGTGGCGCTCTCCGTGCCCACCTCCACGAAGTCCTTCAGCTCGAACGTCAGGTCGTCGCGCATCTTCAACAGCAGCCGACTGCCCCCACGCCCCGCACGGCTCTTCTCCACCGTGATGAGGCGACTGGAGAACCCCACACGCTCAATCTCCTTTTCAGAGGGCTTCCTGAGGCTCCAGACCTCGTCTACGGCGTCCCTGATGGCCGTCGTCCCCCTGAACCCCCCACTCTTGTTGCTGTGGTGGATCAGCAGGATCGTGCAT